CATTTGGTAGCCACCGTCTGTTAGATCATTCTTGGTAGCCAAAGTGGAGTTTAGTGTAAGAAGCTGCTCCTCCACAGTCGTATCTGTCCCATCCGCTTTTGTATGAACTACCTGCTTACTGTCTGTTTTCAAATGGTATTCGTCCCAGGATGATCCGTTAAAAATTTTAAATGCTTTTCTAAGAATATTCATCTTTTCTCTCCTTATCCTATCCATACTGTTCCTGAAGCAACTCCGGTTGGGGCACTACTCTGAACATATATCTTTGTTCCATCAGCACCCTTCGGTCCGGTTGCTCCGGTGGCGCCTCTGTCGCCCTTCGGACCGGTCGGTCCTTGTGGTCCGGTTGCTCCAGTAGCGCCTTTTGGTCCCTGTGGCCCAGTCGCTCCCGTTGCTCCTCTTGCACCCGTTGCTCCTTTAGGTCCGATTACACTTCCCAAATCAACTCTCGTACTCATCAGATTACCTCCTATGGGTAGATAGCAATCAGATGACCATTGTCGTCAATCTGGAACGTTGGGCTGTCGCCTTTCACTCCTTGTGGACCCTGAGGACCCGTAGCACCTGTTTTCCCCTGCGGACCTGTGGCGCCAGTGTCGCCTTTCTCGCCTTGTGGCCCTCGGGGACCTGTTGGTCCAGTCGCTCCCGTCGCACCTTTCGCCCCAGTCAAGCCTTTGATACATCCTGTATACACCCACTTTGCCGCGGATGCGTTTCCAGAAACTGTACAGCGATACGTATTTCCGGTAGATGTGTTTAAGTAATTATCATTCACCAATGCATCTGTGATTCCACTTCCTGTAAATACTGTTGCAGTTGTGGATGTACCGGTAATCGCAGTTCCATGATTCCAGCGACTGCCACGTGTTCCAGTTGGACCTGTCTTTCCCTGTGGACCTGTAGCACCGGTGGCTCCTTTTTCTCCTTGGAGACCCTTGGGGCCTTGCGGACCGACAGCTCCCGTTGGACCTTGTGGGCCTGTGGCTCCTGTAGCTCCTTTTGCTCCGGTATCGCCCTTTTCCCCCTTTGGTCCCTGCGCTCCGGTATCTCCTTTCGGTCCCTGCAGGTCGACCACCATCTGGTAGCCTTCGACAAACACATAATCTCCCGCCGAAAGAGCATTTTTCAGCTTAAATCCTTTTCCATCAGTATGCTCTGTAAATGCTTTTCCGCTCTGTCTGACCCCGAGAATATACAGACTCAGAGCATTGACGCCTACTGGAAACTGATAATCTGTCCAGGAAAAATCCGTCTGTCCTTCCGTTGCAGTAAATTCTTTCTGGAAAACGATATAACTCTGTGTGCTTCCCACAGGTCCCTGAACGCCCTGTTCTCCTTTATCTCCTTTCGGACCTTGCGGTCCCGTCGGACCAGTATCGCCTTTTGGTCCTTGGATTCCCTGAATACCTTGGGGGCCTGTTGGTCCCTGCGGTCCCGTATCGCCTTTTGGTCCCTGGATTCCCTGTGCACCAGACAGATCTACAATATAGGTGTAGGCTTTTTCTCCTTTGCAATACAGTTTTCCGGTATCTGCAGCCTGCACGCTTCCTGTGTCGATCATGACGAAGCTACCGATACTCAATCCGTCTGTTGCATATCCGGAATTCATCGCCGACACGCTTTTATAAATCTTTTTGATCTGAAACGGTTCCCCGGTAGCCCCTTTCTCTCCTTTCGGCCCCTGGACGCCCTGCGGACCTTGTGGGCCGGTAGGACCCTGTGGGCCGATTACTTTTCCTAAGTCAACTACACTCATAACTTATAACTCCTTAATCTTCATATATTGCAATCAGATGCCCGTCACTGTTGATCATCATCCGTGGAGTCTTTCCATCAGCTCCACGGATACCCTCTACGGTAGCCTGACCACTGGAAGATGTAGACGTCTGAGCCTTCTCCAGAATGGTTTTCTGGGTGGTTCCGAAGGTTGGAGCGACCGTATAACCATTCTCATCAAAGGTCTCTGTCACTTCTACTATACGTTCATTCATATTGACGCCATATTCATGATCAATCGTAACGACCACATCGCCCAGGTTCCATTTTGTCTGATATTCTGCAGAATCCACTTCGGAAGAGTACGTATCACTGCAGGTATAATCTGCCAGTTTATTCTTTCCTCTGTCCGGAAGTGCTGATTCATCCTCGATGTCCCTGGCATCTACAAACATTTCATATCTGTTTATTCCAGTATTTTCATTTCCGACCAAAGTGATCTTTCTGTCGGCTCCTTCGCCCTGTCCGGCAACGATCGCTGTGTTCTTGAATTCAGAAACATCTGACACATATTCTCTGCTGATCACGTTGTCATAATCAACGTTAAAAATCATTGGTGGTCTGTCTTTCTGATTTGCAGAACGGTCAACGCCTTCCAGAACCTCAAATTCCAGCTTCTGTGCTTCCGGATTCAGTGTGATGCATACTCCTAACCCAGATGCTTCACACAGGGAAGTGATCTCTTCATCCAGGTTGTCATACCTGGTCTGAAAATATACCCTATCCCCTCTTCCTTTAGAAGATTTTACCGACAGCATTGGAATGTTCCGGCTTTTGTCTGATGCATCTACAGCATTGGCAGTGACAAGCTCACAGATTATATTTTCTGCCGGCTCGTAGAAGCTGTGGTATGCCAGACCTGCAGGCGGGTAGGGGATCCGCTGTGTTAATAGATGCAACAATGTATACCCGCTAATCGTGATTGGAACGCCAGACTCGTCCTCGTCAGAGCATTCGATCCGCTTGATGATCCCGGTCTTTCTCCGGTCATTGTCAAGCATGATATAGTTTCCGACTTTCATCTGTTTGGTCAGTTTGTCCACAAAGATTTGGAACGTACCGTATTTTGTCCAGTTGCTGATAAATTCCAGTCCCTGATAGGCATCCTCTTCCCCGATAAACTTTAAATTCTGATCAAAAAACCTGATCTCTATTCTCCGATCCATATGCTACCGCTCACCGCCTTTTCCGGTGTAGTGTCCTGAATATAAATATTTCTCCATCCAGTCCCCTGCTGTCGTGCAAACCATTCCTCAAATCTGCGCTGGTACTCTTTCATAGCAGCATCGTACTCGCTAACCGTCTTAGGACGGATGATTCCACATACATTGACGTCTGGTCGTTCATCTTTGACTAGAGTAACCGCGCCAGTTTTGTCTACTTTGTACTGAGCCAGTGACAGTTCATAGACTGTCTCGTTCCGAGTGATGGACGGAGCAGACGGGCTACTCGCTGCGGATCCGGCTCTCGTTACCAGGGAAACTGATGGTGTTGCAATGTTCAACTGCAGAATGATCCTGTAAATCTTTGGAAGATTCGTATCCGGCGCAAGCGTCAGTTCTTTCACGGAATCGTTGTAATGGAAGAAACCTCTGATAATCGAGAAGCCAATTCCAACACGAATCTTTCCGGAACTGATACTCAGCGGATACTGCAGACTCTGGTCTGAATTGGCAGCAATACCGGATTCATAGATATTGTCAAAATATCTGTTAAATTCCTCCTGGCCGTATTCCGTACCGCCGTTAAAAAATCCATAATGTTCCATGTTACACTCCTAAATACCTGTTTTTGTAATAGATCTCCACGCTCTGTGGGGCAAGCCCGTTCTCAGAAGCGTATTCAATCACGTTATCGCCTACCTGCAGAGAAAAAAAACGGGACGACAGGTCGATGTAATCAAAAGCATCTGTCCTTGTGCCGTTCCGGATGATCTCTACCTTTTTCTGTCGGAAGCCTGTATTGATATACAACACATCATCTGTAGTGAGTTCCCGAATGATCCGGATGGTTTCGCCAGTCGTTATATTTTTGATACTCGGATTGACGGCAGGACCGTGAAAGTAGATCTCCACAGGGGTTTCCACGTGACCTGTATTGATGATATTTTTCTGTGGCTCGCCTCGCTCTTTCATCTTGAACGGAAGTGTAAATTTCCATTTCCATCCACGAATCCATGTAGCAATACTGTCACCAGTCTGTAGTACGTCCTGGAACATTGGATCCATACAGATCAACTCGATTTTAAAACTCATGACATCGTACCTGTTCACGGTATCGATCTGGAAGGCTTCTACTTCGTAATCAATAGAACGCTCTGTTCCCATGTAGCTGACTGTAAGTTTTCCACCAGAAAACGGTGAGAAAAATGCAATCAGTTCCTGTCTTTTCGCTGATTTCTCATCGTCTGCACCAAGAAAATCCGCTTCGATGGAGATCGGCCGAGAAAGTACTTTTTTTCTCTTCAGCCTTTCCCCGATATAGTTGGTATTCACTGATTTTTCCAGTTCGTAATCCGTGGCTTCCAGACCGGAGTAATCGGTCACCCCGTACTCCGGTTCGTCCAAAACAATGGTCTTACCGTTCCTGGAAAGTGAAAATATAATCTTTTCCATTATGTCCTAGCCATCCTCCTTGCCTCTCTTCTCAATGCTCTGCTGGTCTCAACCGGTGATTCCACCGGCTGATAGATATTGATAGTCTGATTTACTTCCGTATGTCCACCCGTTCCATCGCCATGGAAGAACTGTGCTCCTTTCTGGAACATACGATTTTCCACGATTCCGGAGATTGTAGAGGACATTGCTCCGCGCATCATGCTCAGGAGGGACTTCGTATCGATTCGCATGGAGTCCGTTACATGTCCCGCAGCTTTTTCCACTACGCCAGTATTTTTCGTCATACCGCCGCCGATACCGTAATCGAACATCTTACCGATCCAGTCACCAACACGGGACGGGGAATGGATATCCAGGTTTGCTTTCGCTGCATTAGCCGCTGCGTTCGCCACTGCTGCTGCAGCTGCTGCCACGCCATTCTGGCCAGAACGGATGCCACTGGCAAAGCCGGCAGAAAACTGTAATCCGATATTGTGGGATCCATTGATTCCCGCCTGCAGTGCGTTCTTTGCATTCAGTGCCAGACCGTTGCCGGAACTTTTTGCCGCGCCGTTCTGGCTAGCGATCGCCACTGCAAAGGCATTTCCAAAAGATGTTCCTTCCGTTCTTCCGGATGCTGCCAGGTTGCAAGCGCTCAGTGCCTTCGCTGTACTGGTTCCCAGTGCTCTCGCCGCATTTCCGGCTGTCGATGTCTGACCACGGATCCCAGCCGTAAATGCTGTGACCGCCTGCCTTGCCTGACTCTGTAGGTTCGATCCAAGGTTGACTGCTTTCACGCTGTTCGCAACTGTTTTTGCCAGATTCAATGCTGCTCTCGTCGTATTTCCTTGTCCACTGATTAAACCAGAAGCCAGCTTCCCTGCTGTATCACTACCGGTCTGTCCTGCCGTCTGTGGAAGTCCGGATCCAGACATCTGAGACATCGCATAAGCATTTACTGTATTCAATGCCTGTCCGATGGATCCCATGCCGGATGTAATTCCGGATGCTTCGCTGTCCACTGCTTTCTTTCCTGCAGCTGTCGGTGCGGATGTAACATCTGCAGAAGTAACACCGCTGTTGATGCCGGATTCCAGGGCGTTTCTGGTACTTTCCTGTATAGCCGGACTTCCCTGCGTGATACCTGTGGAAACCGCTTCGGTGGCTTCCTGTGCTTTCTGGCCGGCAGGTATGGAAACATTTGCGCTTGTGATTCCGCTGGATAGCTGACCGATTGCTTCCGATCCGGTGCCTTCCAGCGCCCCGCTGTCTACCAGGTATCGTTGGAATGTATCCAGGATCTCCTCACCGGTCATGGATGCCGCTCCTTTAAATTCCGGGATCTTGTCCTCCATGGCAACCATCATCTGTTGCATGGAGTTTTCCATGTACTCCTTGCCTTCTGGTCCCATCTTCTGCACTTCATTCAGTGCCTGCAGGATAGAAGATCGGAGGCTGACCGGGATTTTCCCACCAGACTGATCGATCTGCATGACAGCCAATTGGAAACCTTCTGTCATCTTCGTATAATCCGTAGAGCCAAGTGCGCTCTGAATCTCTTTCTGAGAGGTTGCTACGCCATCTGCAGCTTCACTGGCATATGTTGGAATCTGTGCATACATATCCAGCGCTTCCTGGACGCTTTCCGGTGTTCCTTCTGCCAGTTTTCCCATAACCTGATCCAGACCGTTGACTTCCACACTGGCTTCTACGGATGCCTGCGATGCTTCCCCCAGTTTCTCTCTGGTTTTATCCAGGTTTTTCTGGGCTTTTTCCAATCCGGACAGGTCGTTGATGCCATTGCTCCAGTCTTTCTGTGCCTGTGCATATTCATTTAAGGCATCATTATACGCTTTCTGCGCATCTGTCAGGTTCTTCTGGGCTTCACTCTGATTCTGGATGGCTTCCGTATACTGTGTTGTAGTCGCTTCCTGAACAGCTTTCTGTTTCAGAGACTGGATATATTCGTCGATGCTCTGGTTGACCTCTTCCAGGGACTGCTTCACACCCTCGTTATTCTGGATAAATCCATCCGCTGTCAGACTGTAGCTGGTTCCCATGGCTTCATTCAGCTGCTTCAGGATGTAGTTAGCTGTATCTTCACAACCTTCTTTTACTTTTCCAGTAGAATCAAACGCATCGTTCAGCCCTTCTTTCCATTTTTCCACCGGTGCAACCGATGCTTCGATGGAAGATCCGGTATTTTCCATGGACTCTTTCAGGTTGTCCAGGGAACGTTGATTGGACTCAATATTGGAACCTAGCTCATCCATTTTCGCATTAAACGCTTCCTGCTCTGCATCTGCCTGGTTCGCAGTCGTGGCATACAATGCCAGTCCACCCACCAGTGCCGCGATCGCACCGGCAATCAATACCGCCGGATTTGCGCTCATAATCGCATTTAATGCCGATACTGCCAGGCCTGTCTCTGAGGATACGGACTGCAGTTTCATTAGGACACTGACTACTGTACCAACCGGTCCCTGTACCATCTGGAATGTCTTAAACGCAGCCACCAGAGAAATGACAACCGGTGCTACCGTATCCATATGGTCTGCCAGTTTCGTGAACAGCTTTCCGATAATTTCCAGTTCTTTCTTGGTAACTCCGGAAAGACTTCCAAGACCGGAACTGAATGTTTTCTTTAAAGAATCCAGCGCCTTCTTCGCCGGCTGCTGCATTTCCTTTGGAAGAAGTTTGATCAGCCCATCGCACAGCGAGTCTATGATCTCTCTGGATGCGTATTTCAGCTGGTTTTTGTTCTTCTGGATACCCTGTACAAATGATTTCAGCAGTAATACAGATGCATCTACCATCTTGGGAGATTCCTGTGCGATTTTCACCGACAGACCTCCGATGATATTTCCAGTCTTTTCTACCGCTGCATCGATACCGCCATTCTCCAGTGCACTGGAGATCTGTCCCACGGAGTCCGTAGCACCTTCTGCTGCTTCTTTCATGGGATCTTCGATTTCTTCATAGATCTTGATTCCCAGTCCCTCAATCGTGGATTTCAGGATCGTTATTTTGCCTTGCAGGTTGTCCTGCATGGTCTCAGCCATTTTTGCCGATGCTCCATCCGCTCCATAGATCGCGTCTTTCAGCTTATTAAAATCTGCATCCGATGCGTTGATGATTGCTAACAGACCGGACATTGCCTCCTGTCCGGCCAGGGAAGATGCCATTTCCGCTTTCTCAGCTTCTGACAATCCACCGAAACTCTTCCGGAGATCTCCCATCAGAGTATCCAGAGATTTCATATTTCCATGAGAATCTGTCAGGGAAATGTTTAGCTTCTCCATGGCTTCTTTCACTTCTTTTGACGGTTTCGCAAGTCTGGAAAACATCGACCGGAGTGCCGTACCGGACTGGCTGGCTTTGATTCCACTGTTCGCCATTAATCCGATCGCCACCGCACAGTCTTCTGCACTATATCCAAGGGATCCCGCCACCGGCGCTACATACTTGAATGTCTCACCCATCATGGATACGTTCGTGTTGGCGTTACTGGAAGCTGCTGCCAACACATCCGCAAAATGCGTGGAATCCTGTGCTGTCAGCCCAAAAGCTGTCAATGCATCCGTAACGATATCTGAAGTAGTTGCCAGATCTTCCCCGGAAGCTGCTGCCAGATTCATAATGCCGTCGATACCATTGAGCATGTCTTCCGTTTTCCATCCAGCCATTGCCATATAGTTCATGGCATCCGCTGCTTCTGTTGCGGAAAACTTCGTGGTAGCGCCCATTTCTTTCGCTTTATCGTTCAGTCTTTGCAACTGTTCATTAGAAGCTCCGGAAACCGCCTGTACCTTACTCATACCGGCTTCAAAACTGGATCCTACCTTGATCGAATAGCCGGCAACTCCTGCCAGTGCCGTAGACATTCCGGAAATAGCTGTCACTGTTGTGGCGATTCCGGTTTTTGCAATGGATGATACTTTTTTAAGCCCTGTCTCGATCCCTTTTGTATCAAGCCCCGTTTCGATTACAATCTTTCCATCTGCCAACTTTTACTCACCTCTTTCCAGATACGGCGTGATGTCCCGTCCTTCCTTCAGTGCCTGGATCAGTTCTTCATTTCTTTCTATCTGGCGGTTTTCCAGTTTATAGTACCGCTGCATTGCACGGTAATAATCCGCTTGTTTCTTATCCAGATCCTTATTTCCTGTATCAATGGTTCGATACAAGATCATCCTGCTCAGCTGGACATCTTCCGGAAGATCATTGACCATAGCCAAAAACTCCCACCAGTGCAGGTACGGTACCGATCGAAGATCTAGCCCATACACATCGTTTCTCCGGAAAGCAGAATAGATCATTTCTCCGTCTTCATGGAAATCGAATGGTGTGTTCGAATTGATTCCAAGGATCCTCTTTGACGGTTTATGCCGCTCCTCTTCTGTCTTCCCTCCACGGATAAACCACAACATCTGTTGCACCGTTTCTTCTGGATCCGGTGGAAGTTCTGTGACAAATACCCGTTCCAGGCATCTGGCGATATCTTCCAGGCTCTCATCCGCTTGCTGAAGTTCTTCATCATAACGTAAAATGGTGCGGAAATCCGTGTCGATCGGATATTCCACATCATGGATATTCAGGCTGTGAGGGAGCGGATCTGTCAGGAAACTCATGTCTCCTCCACAACATCATCTTCCGGTTCCGACAGCATATTATTAAAGCGTTTTACTGCTTCATCCAGTTTCTTCCTCTGCTGTTTCATTTCGTCTACAAGCTCCGCGAGCGCATCCACACAGACTGTTAGATCATTCTTTTCGCCACACACCTTATTCCCAGTGCCTTCCCCAAAAATATGATCAAACGCATTTTTCGCTGATGTACAAATGATACACATGTCATCTGCAATATGTTTCGGGCTTCCCGTTGTTTTCGTAGTATCTTCAATAACAGCATCGATTGCTTCATGCATCTTTCTGTTCGTTTCTACCTCACAGTAGTTATATTCCAGTTCCACTCCATTAATCTGCATGATCTACCTCCTACGCTTCCGCTGTGCCTTCTGTGAATTTCTTTGTAGACGGGTCAAAATGGCCTTCTATCCAGTCACCCTTGCCAAGCAGGTTACCGGATCCAACGATCTCGCCATCGTTATCGGTAAAATCTGCAACTTCAATGGCTACTTTTCTTTTTCTTGCCGGATAACCAGATGCTCCCTTTTCGCCTTTCAGATCTACACGGATGTATTCTGTTTCAGCATCAGCACCGGTTTTTTCTTTCCTACCGATCTGCACGATGTAATCAACCGCTTTTTCCTCCTCGATCATGTCCATTTCAAATGGAGCGGACCAGTCGTAAGAACCAACGGATTTTGTAGCAGACTTGTTATTCACGTAACGTTTACTGGTTGTCTGTGCAGACGGGCTGTCATCGATTTTGGAAAAGCCTGTTCCCATCAGAGCCCATTCCTCAGTGCTTGCGCCACCTACGTTTAAGTAATCTGCTTCCTGATATCTCTGTTTTACTCCCATAGTTATCTCCTTTTCTGTAAATAGATAAATTCACATTGTATCGCATACCGGGCTGTCTGTGTCTCATTGTCCGTCATATAGCCGTTTGTTGTCGCCCGGATATATCGTGGCTCTTTAGACTCTCCCAGTACCGGAAAATCTCCATTCCTGGTGCATTTTCCCAGCCACTCTGAAAAATGCTCATAAAAATCTGATGTATCGATGTTTTCTGCTGACCCGAAGAATACCCTGCTGCAAAAATGAAAAGCCACCCTGCGGACGGTATCGCCATTTGCATACCGCTTTATAACCGGATTGGCCGGAACTGCTTCGATCATGTAATTCCTTGGATTTTCGTCCAGAGTATCCACCTCTACTTTGGCCACTTCTGAAAACATCTCTGAGAATTCATCCAGATACGGACATTGCACTGCAATAAATTCCCGGATCGCTCCGATCACACTCATCCTTTCTTTCCTCCACAAAATTCTGCCACAGTTTCTACGATCTCATCTCCCCGGTCGGCCCACATGCGCTTGTCCCATTCTTTACCCGCCAGTGGAGCCTTGCTCCTGTTTTTGCCTGAGTTCTCATAATATTGTCGGCGGGCATAAGGCTGACCGTAGGTAATGTGAGTTGTATGCTCTACTGCCGTCTGCTGCAACGTTCCTGTTAAATTTGGGACATAAGGAATACACAGTCTTCTGACTTCATGTGTAAAAAACTTTTGCCCTTCCCCATTTTTATTTAAAGACCGTTTCAGCAGAATTTTCTGTTCGTCATCCATCTCAATTCTTACCCTTGTCTTACCCATCATCCACCTCCGATCCGGATATGTGGAATAGATCCGCACCGGTTATCTGAATGACTCAGGATCACGCCTGCCAGATAACCACGGCTTTTCAGCTCCGTATCCCTTGTGATCTCGTCCTCAATGACTCCCTTGGCGATCAGATCACCGTTCGCCGCTGTCCAGTAACCGGCAGTATCTTCCAGCCTGGCGTACTCTGCCGGTTCCACAAAGATCTCCTGTCTTCCTTCGGTCGGGACACGGATCTTGATCACATCGGCGCTGTTTAATCCTTTGTCACCGACAGAAACCTTCTGATCGGTGTACCAGTGCACATCACGGAGGATGGTTCTCACATAGACCGTCTGACGTGTCTTTTTATCGACCCGCTTGTTGTAGATCGTTACATCTGCATTTGTGATCATTCTTCATCCACCACCAAATCCATCAATCCTGTATTGCTCAAATACACCTCTGCGATTGCATACAGCGTCTCATCCTGTGATTTACTCCTGTCGTATGTTACAGAATAGCCGTCATTATTTTCTGACGTTTTTCCATCCTGTTTTTCATACTGGTACGCACATTCACACATCTCACACAGCGCTGTTTTTGCCTGTTCCAGCCAGTTCTTCTCATTCATCCGGTCAAACGTATATCGATTCAGCCTGGCTCTCATTTTAGTTTCCAGAGTCTTCCAGCGACTCTCTGGTATTTGAGAGCCGCCGTAGCTGTCCTGGTAGTATTCATATGTTACTTCCATACAGAATCCTCCGTATTATTCGCCTTTCACTGTGTGAACATAAATTCCGGCTTTCTTGTTATCTTTGCATTCTGCGATACCAACCGTTCTGTAACCGAATTTCCATGCATCTGCATCCTGGTTCTGATCCGGTGTGATAATTTTGGAAACCGTATGTTTCTGATACTGGATAGCGGCCTGTTTATCAACGATGATAAAGTTCATAGCTTTACCAGCAGTATCTTTTGCAAAACCGCCGGCTCCATTTGCATTCAGTTTGATTTTGTTGAAAAATCTTCCTTCCGGAATTTTCGAAACTCCTGCGAAGCCTTCCATTGCTTTCTTTGATGCTGTGGTATCCAGGTCATCGATCATTCCAGCCAGTACCGGATTGATGAACAGATAGCAGGTACCCAGATTTGCTTCTGAATTCTCGATCGCAGATCTTGCTGCTCGAATTGCTGCCAGTGCCGCTTTTCCATCTGCCAGATCCGCTCCTACCGTTGTTACTCCGGTTATCTGTGCATAAGATGCAAGTCTCCATGCATCCAGTTCCGGGATAACCTGAGTTCTCATGAACTCACTAGACAGTCTACCAAAAGCAATGCCTGCAGATTCAATGTTATCCATTGCATCTACTGTAAACATACGACCTCTGTCGTAGGTACATTTCTTGGTTTCATATTCCAGAGTTACATCACCGGCAACATATCCGGTTGTTTTGCTGTAATCTGCCAGACCCTGCATAGACATTTTCGGAATCAGAATCTCATTTGCATTTGCTCCCTGCTGTACCAGTTCGTTCGGTCCGTCCAGCATGGATGTCAGGGATGCTAATTTGTACACCTCATCCAGAAGTGTAGAATACTGTTTTCTCAGTGCAATTATATTTGGCATATTTTTCTACCTCTTTCTTACTTTGCTTCCGGCAGACCCATGGCAGAACGGATGGAAGCCAGATTATCACCTCCGATATCTGCTCCGCCTTCGCCACCAGTACCGCCTACCGGATTGTTGATGGGTTCCTTCGCTCCGAACAGATATCCGTCTGACTTTTTCACATCTTCCAAAGCCTTCTTGATATCTTCGGACTGGTTCTTTGATTCTTTCAGAGTGTCCATGTCCAGCATCGCCATGACAGCTTTCTCATTTCTTCCTCCTGCTGCCCGGATCGCTTCTTTCACGGAATCATGAAACTGGCGGTCTGCTTCTTTTGCGGCATATTCAGCATCCTTTGCCTGCAGATCTCCCTGCAGTTTTGTGATCTGTCCCTGCAGATCTTTGACATCCACACCTTCAAACTCTTTGAGCCTGGTATTTACATCATCCAGAGAGGTCTTATAGTTATCTCTCTGTGTAACGGCATTGTCGTACTCGCTTTTTGTACGATAATTTTCCTTCCATGCTTTGTCAAAATCTGCTTTCTTGTCTGCTGGCACTTCCAGTCCAAACTCCTTCAGAATCTCATGAATGTTTTTCATTGCTTTTTCCTCCTGAAATTTTTTATTGACCGCTCTTTCAGCGGTATGGGATATAGCCGGTTAGACCTCCGGCAGGGTATGTCCAGTTTTCAGCCATATGGCAGGGCATAAAAATAACACGCATCGCTACGTGCTTATGTTCTGTCGTACTGTTTTGTTTCTCCGCATTTTACACATCTGCAGATATATTTTCTGTTCGCAATATCGTAATGCTTCCGGAATCTGTGTTTGCAGAACTTTCTCCGGATCCAGTGATAGATCTTTTCTACCAGCATGTCCTCACCTCCTTGCACTGGTGCAATTTTATTCATAAATAATTTCCAGACCATATGCCACTGCTGCATCGTGTTCGATTCTGCATCCTCTGGCATTTTCCCATCCTTTACAGAAATACGCCGCATGACACAGGCTCATATTCTCCAAAGACTTTGCTAAGAAACAGAGTGGAATCTGCACAACGCCACGTTCCTTCATAGCCTCGTTGCTGTACCACTCATCTGTAAAAAGAGTATTTACAACCTCGTAGCCTTTTTTCTTTAATGCTTTCATAGCTTTCTCTCTGGTTTCGATAATCTCCTCATCCGTTTTTCCAGCCATTGGCTGACTCAACATTGCTTTTTTCATTTTTTATCCTCTCTTTCTTAAAAATGGGTACAAAAATACCACCGGCCATTATTGACTGATGGTATTTTATTTCGTAAGTACTTTCTCGATATCTTCAATTGTTACGCTGATCGTTTCCCAGTCCTCCGGTGAATTTCCAACATCCACGATAAAAGCTTTATTCTCAAAGACTTCCATAACGTCCGCCTCTCTTCCATCTTTCAACAACACCCTGTCAAATTCTTTTATTTTTCTCATTTTTTGATCTCCTTTATGTATGTGCTGCTCATCGATGTTGTATCATCCTGCCGGGCCATCCATCCAACTACAACATTTGCCGGCATTCCTTTTTTCCCGTATATGATGATTTTCTGTTCATAACGGTCGCCATATCCATTGTTATCTCGATAGTATGCTGGATACCTTCCTGCGCGTTCGCATATCTCTTTCTGCAATTCTTTCCAGTTGCCAAGATCGTATCCCAGCCTGTCTGAAAAGGCTTTTCCCTTTGCAAGTCCTCTCTCATTTTCACCACCAAAAAGATACTTTGTAAACTTCGTGTCTGAAACGACAAGGTTTTCAAGATTTGGCAGCTTTAATTCTGGATGGCTTTTCAGTTCTTTCTGTCGTTCGTAGTCCAGCTGAAGGAACTTCCACATCTCACTGTCATTATATTTCATCTGTCCGAACTTCGCAAGTGATCCTATAGAATCTCCCAGCACCTCTTTATACCGCTTATACTGGTTAAGATCTTTCTGCATATTGTCCACCATTTTCTGTGGAAACATGCCTTTGATCCGGTTGTCAGTGATCACTCTTCCCAGACCATCCATATACACCCGCTCCATCTGCTCCGGAAGTTCCATCTTCTTGGAAAATGCCTGATACTGATGCAGCGTGTTAAGATATCTGGCTTTTGCAGCCAGGATATCGTCTTTGCTCCCGTCACCCTGCTGCAGCTGTCGGACCTTCGTGCGTTGTGCACGCATCGTGGTTTCCATCTGCCGCTGTGCCTGGGAAGCCTGATAGGCGTTGTACTGCTTTCCCTGGTATGTTCGAACATTCTGTTCTTTTTCTTCCATCGCAGCCAGCTGTTCGTCCGTGTATGTACGTACTGAAAAACCTTCCAGGAATGCGTAATAACTGTGTCGACAGTTCCAGCCACATAAGCCATCTCCATCACCCAGTCCGCAGATGCTCTGCAGCTCCTGGTAGGTGTACACTCTTCCACCCCACCAGTGGGAGGGGCGGTGTCCGGCATGCCATGAGACCTCGTATTTGTCCGTTTTCAGATCTTTTGCTACCTGTTCGTTAATTTGTGCGCTCAGCTGTGAAACTCCCGTTAAAATGGCTCTTCTGGCTGCCACAGGTGCTCGGTTCTTCCATCCGGAAGCATAATCGATAACTTGTAATCCGGACGAACTCAATTCTTTGACTACACGCCGCAGGACAGTGTTGTAATCAAAGGATCCTGTCACAATGTCCATACAGGCTCTGTCCAGGTATTTCTGGTAATATGTTGCTAACGGAGTAAATACAACCTTTCCGCCGCCCATATCCACCGTCATTCCCATGGATTGTGTCAGGTTCCGTATCTCGTTTTGCGTCTGTTTTACAATGGCGTTCGACCACTTCAGGATCGTCTCGTTATCCTCCAGCGGGGTGAAGCTCCCGTTGATCTGCTCATAGGCCGCCCGGTTCCGAACATATTCCCAGTCGCAGACCTGATCGTACAGCTCCCAGATCTCCGGATCCGATATTTCCAGAAGCTCTTTTAGCTGAGATTCTATAAACTCTGTACTGCCTCCCAGAAGAAGCAGCTTGTTGATCTGGTAGTCTGCCGTGCTGGTGATCTTCTTGGTCTTGCGGATCCGGCGCACGATATCAGAAAAAATCCTGTCCTGCAACTCATAAAAGAGTTTCTCCACCCGGATCGGCAGGCTGCCTTTTTCTTCCGGTGTCATCATGGATTATTCCTCCTGTGGGTTCGGTGGAACCGTTTCATCTACGACTTTACTTTTCGCGGTAGCTTCATCCTCGTTGTACCACTTCATGCGGTACTCTACCAGCGACATTGCTCCCATGCTCACATCCTGGCGGTCCTGCTGCCGTTCGGACTCTTCATCTGTCAAGATGGAATCGTTGAATTTGCATGCAAACTCCGGTCGTGACATATATGTCCCACTGTAAAACGCAAGTGCTGCAACAAAATCTTCCAGACAGGTTTGCAGTTTTTCCTGGATCGCGGATACCCGGTTGTATTTTCTTGTCTTGGAAGTCAGCACTTCCGCAGCGGTCTTTTCTACCTCCTGCGCATCAGACAGATCCCCATAGGCAAGTCCTACGATAAATTCAATCTCTCGTTTGTACTCTTCCAGACCTCTCCGGAAGGCTTCGTCCCGCATTTCCGGTGAATATTCTTTGTACAGCTCTTTATCTTTGCCATCTTCCAGATTTAATCCTTTATACAGACGCTTTTTCAGTCTTGGAAGATATGTCCTGCCGCCTTTGTGCTTCAGCGCTTTTTCATCCACATGGATCGCACGCTCCCCGGAATCATATTCCCAGTCAAGCCGTGCTCCCTGGATGTCTGCTTTTCGGATTCTTCCCTTGGCAGATTCAAATATAGATACACCACAGGAAGATCCGTCCACCTTATTTTTCACCGGATTCTGATAATATCCAAAATCCATCTGTGTCATTCCCGGATACATGATCGGTCCCGGCTGGATCTGCTGCCATTCGGAAACTTCCGTAAGTTCGCATCTCTGGCCAATATCGTTCTTACTCTGAGAATGAAAGCAGTTGTTTTCAATCGTCAGATTACCATTCGTGAAATAATGACGTTCTACCCTCGTATAGTAGTCATTTTCCCCTACACATTTCATAGACAGAAAGGCTATATCATTTGGTTTTCCATCATCATCAAAACTGATCGGTATCATCTTATCCGCCGCGATGTATTCGATCCTGTCTTTTCCTAGTGGTCTTAATACCATGGAGCCAAGTGCCAGACCGTTCTGCAGTTCCCTGTTGATATCTGACAAGGCTTTTTGCAATACCGTATCCATCTCATCGTTATTCAGGATCTGTGCATCCATCTCTACCAGGACACAATCTGCAAATTCCCGGCAGATACCTTCTTCCAGCTTCATGGACTCTACCGTATCATCGCACCAATCCGCTTCTCCTGCCAGCATCCTCTTCCATTCGTTGATGGCATCGATCATGGTCTGCGACAGTGCCACATCCCTGCCAATTATATTTTTTAATGTCGTATAACTAAACATGCTCACTATCCTTCCCCATAGTCTCTTTAATCCATCAAACATCTTCTGCCTCCTGTATCAGCATCTTCATATCCCGTTCGATCGTATATTCAAAAGCATCCAGGCTGTCGATATCGGTACTTCCATCATCCAGCCGTTCATCTTTTCCTTTTGCTTCTTTATCCCAGACTGCCTCCGAAAATGCTGTTTCCAGCGATTTGCAGTCCTGGGTAATAAAAAACCGCCCGGCTCCCATGAGCTTGACGGTACAACGGATCCTGTCCAGGATTGCTTTTTTCTTTGCCGGCCGGACGATAATCCATGGGAATTTCTTTTCTACCGCATTCCGGATAGAATTGCCAAGGACTGTTTCCGCGTTGTCATAGTACACAGATTCCACGTTGCAGTATTCGATGTAATCTCCATGCCTACTGCATATGCCATATTTTTCTATGACCTCCTGAACAAATTCGCAAAACAGCTTATCCAGCATATTGCTGTCAATGTCTTCATTTTCATCTTTTGCCATAATTCTCTTGGACATCAGGCAGATCACTTCCCGGTAATCATCCGTATACCCTCTGGCTACAAAGGAATGGCCGGATTTGTTTCCACCAAAATCCAGACCAATCTCGATGGATACGATATCTTCTTTCCGGAACTGCTTTTCTTCACTCTCCGGATTCAGTTCATCCACGACCTGACAGTAGAAGTTTTCCGGATGATCACCAAACTTTTTATAGATGGCTCCTTCTGCCCGCTTCCACATCCCAAGGATCAGTCGGTCATAATAAATTGTACCGGTATATTCCTTACAAAGCTGATCCACGTATTCCGGTGGAAGATACGGATTATCGAAAATCGTGTACTCCTGCAGATAAATATCCAGTTCTTTGTTATCCAGGAACTCTTTCAGCCAGTGTGTTGGATGTTCCGGGTTGCATGCTCCATCAAAGCAGCTGTACGGCTTGTCCAGACGGGATTTCAACATCTGGAACACTTCTTTGTTCCATTTGGCAATCTCATCACCGTAACAGTATTTGATGCTGGATCCCTGGATCTTTGCTACCTGACTGATCTTCTCTGCACCCAGGCAGTAAACATCC